CCCTTTCTTAGATAAAGACCTAGGATTCCTACACCCCCCATATTATTTTTTCAAAAAAACAGTTGCTTTTTTTGTGAAGGGGGTGCAATATTGTAAAATCTGTAGGTATATATACCTAGTACATACCTAATACCCAGTTCCTACCTAATGAGTGCCTACCCTGTATGTACTTAATAAGTTTTTAATTTAAGAAGTATCTACTTAGTGGGTATATACTACATAGTAAGTATGAATAAGAATGTTCTCAGTAAAGTAAAGAATTTATCTCCTGTAGAGAAGCAAGAGTTATTAGTTCTGTTAGAAGAACTAGAACAAGCGAAGAATAGGGAGAAATGCCACGAAGAGTTTATGTCCTTTGTTGGGGAGATGTGGTCAGCGTTTATTCATGGTAAACACCACGAGATAATGGCTGATGCGTTTGAAAGGGTCGCTAAAGGCGAATTAAAGCGTTTAATCATCAATATGCCCCCTAGACATACCAAGAGTGAGTTTGCCTCTTATTTGCTCCCTGCGTGGTTTCTAGGTAGGTTTCCTGATAAGAAGATCATACAGACTGCCCATACTGCTGAATTAGCGGTTGGCTTTGGTAGAAAGGTCAGGAACTTAGTAAACAGTAACGATTACAAAGAAGTGTTTCCAGATGTTAGCTTGCAATCTGATAGCAAAGCAGCAGGAAGGTGGAATACTAATAAAGGCGGAGAATACTTTGCGATAGGGGTAGGTGGTGCAGTAACTGGTAAAGGTGCTGACCTACTTATTATTGACGATCCGCATTCAGAACAAGAAGGTGCAAGTGCCGATATAAACGTATTCAATAGAACATACGAATGGTACACATCTGGTCCGAGACAGCGTTTACAGCCAAATGGCTCAATTGTTGTGGTTATGACTCGATGGCACAATAAAGATTTAACAGGACAAGTGGTTGATGCTAGCATTAAACGTGGTGGTGCTGACCAATGGGAAGTCATAGAACTCCCAGCTATATTGCCTTCAGGTAATCCTTTGTGGGCTGAGTTCTGGAAAATGGAAGAATTACAGGCTCTAAAAGCCGAGCTACCCAACAGTAAATGGATGGCTCAATACCAACAAGACCCTACTTCTGAAGAAGGAGCTTTGGTAAAAAGGGAATGGTGGAAAATATGGGAAGGGAGAGAACCCCCTCATTGTGAATTTGTTATCCAGTCTTGGGATACAGCTTTTATGAAAAATCAAAGAGCTGACTTCTCTGCTTGCACAACGTGGGGTGTTTTTTACATGGAAGATGATGATGGTCTGCTAGCACCTAATCTTATATTGTTAGATGCGTATCAAGAAAGACTAGAGTTTCCTGAGTTGAAGAAAATGGCTATGGAGAAGTACAGAGCCTATACACCTGATGCGTTTATAGTAGAAGCTAAAGCAGCAGGTATGCCTTTGATCTTTGAGTTAAGGGCAATGGGTATTCCCGTACAAGAGTACACTCCAAGCAGAGGTAACGATAAGATATCAAGAGTAAATGCAGTATCTGATCTATTTGCTTCAGGAGTAATTTGGGCTCCAGAAACCCGTTGGGCTGAAGAGACAATAGAACAATTTGCTGGATTTCCAAATATGGAGCATGATGATTTAGTTGATAGCACTACGCAAGCTCTGTTAAGATTCAGACAAGGTGGTTTTGTTTCATTGCATTCTGACGAAGAAGATGAACCTTTGGAACATAATCGTACTGCAAATTATTATTAGGATATTAAATGGCAATAGAAAGACAACCAGCTACACCTGTAGATGGTCTTATAGAACAAGACCCAGAGGAAGCTGATATAAGTATCGCAATAGAAAACCCAGAATCAGTTGCTATTGAGACTGATGATGGTGGCATGATTATTGACTTTGATCCTAATGCTTCACCTGTGGGTGACGAAGGATTTGATTCTAACTTAGCTGATTTCATGGATGATGATGTCCTAATGGAACTAGGTAACGAATTAGTAAGTGCTTATAACGGAGATAAAGAATCTCGTGCTGATTGGGAAGAGACTTACACAAAAGGCTTAGATCAACTAGGATTAAAGATAGAAGAAAGAACACAACCTTGGGCTGGTGCTTGTGGAGTATTTCACCCGATGCTTTCCGAGGCAGTAATACGATTTCAGTCACAATCTATTACCGAGATGTTTCCAGCTCAAGGACCTGTTAAAACTAAGATAGTAGGCAAAATAACTGAAGCAAAAGAAAAACAAGCCAGAAGAGTACAAGACTATTTAAATTACTTACTGACATATGAGATGTCAGAATACAGAACTGAAACAGAGAAGATGTTATTTTCATTGCCTTTGGCTGGTTCAGCTTTTCGTAAAGTTTACTTTGATCCTAGCTTAGATAGACCCAGTTCTATATTTGTACCAGCAGAAGATGTTGTAGTTAATTATGGTGCAAGTGATTTAGAGACTTGTGAACGTGCTACTCATGTAATGCGTAAATCTTCTAATTCTGTTAGAAAAATGCAAGTTAATGGATTCTATAGAGATATAGAACTACCTGCTGGATCACAGAATACTTCTGATATAACTAAAAAGTATAACGATATAACAGGGGAACAAGATACTTATAGCTATGATCAGAGCCATACCATATTAGAAATGCAAGTAGATTTAGACCTAGAAGGGTTTGAAGATACTAATGGTCAAGGTGAACAAACAGGTATAGCTATACCCTATGTTGTAACAATAGATTATCCAAGTGGAATTATATTAAGTATTCGTAGAAACTATTACGAAGATGATGCAAACAAACTCAGAAGAATGCACTTTGTTCATTATCAATACTTACCAGGTTTAGGATTTTATGGGTTTGGTTTAATACATATGGTAGGTGGTTTAGCTAAATCAGCTACATCTATCCTTAGACAACTTGTAGATGCAGGAACATTATCTAATCTCCCTGGAGGACTCAAAGCACGAGGACTGCGTATTAAAGGCGATGATACCCCCATTATGCCTGGAGAGTTTAGAGATGTAGATGTACCTGGTGGTGCTATTAGAGACAATATTACGTTTTTACCATACAAAGAACCATCAGGAACTCTATATCAACTTTTACAAAACATAGTTGAAGAAGGTAGAAGATTTGCCAGCATATCTGATATGAAGATATCTGACATGAACAACCAAGCACCTGTAGGTACTACACTTGCCTTACTAGAACGTAATCAAAAAGTTATGAGTGCAGTACAAGCTAGACTTCATGCCTCTATGAGAAAAGAGTTTGATATTTTAGTAGGTATAGTTAAAGACTTTACTGAGCCTTCTTACCCATATGAAATGGATGATGAGGAGTTTATTAAAGGGTCAGACTTTGATAACAGAGTAGATATATTGCCTGTATCTGATCCAAATGCAGCAACAATGGCTCAAAGAATTATGCAGTATCAAGCTGCAATGCAATTGGCACAATCATCTCCTGAGATGTATAACTTACCAGAACTTCACAGACAAATGCTTGAAGTATTAGGCATAGAAGATGTAGATGCTATTGTTCCTGATGAAGATGATATTAAAGCTGTTGACCCAGTAACAGCAGTACAGAATTTAATTAATGGTAAACCTGTTAAAGCGTTTATTGAACAAGATCACGAAGCACATATTGCTACAGTAGCAGCAGCTCAACAAAATCCTGAAATAATGGAAATAGTTCAACAAAGTCCTAAAGCTCCTACTATTCTTGCAGCAGCTTCTGATTATGTAAATCAACATCTCACTATGCAATATCGTAAAGAAGTTGAAAAAGAGATGGGTGTTGAGTTACCTCCTGAAGGTGAACCATTACCAGCAGATGTTGAGAAGCGTATATCAGCCCTTGTAGCTGAAGCTGCTCAAAGAGTCTTAGGAACATCTCAACAAAGAGCTGAACAAGAAAGAATTAGGCAACAACAACAAGACCCACTTATTCAAATGAAAGAAAGAGAAGTGGCTATTAAAGAAGGTGAGTTACAACGTAAAGCACAAGAGGGTCAAGCTAAGATTCAGCTAGAAGCAGCGAAAGCAGCCAATAGAGATGAAATAGAACGTGAAAGGATATCTACACAAGCAGAAATAGCTGGAGCCAGAATAGGTCAGCAAACTGCTAGCGATTTGCTAGAAAATGCTCAAGATGATAAAAAACAAGCTTTAGAAGAATATAAACTTGGTCTTGACATGGCAAAAGATATAGTGAAAGATATCACTAAGAATGAATAATGATATCACACAGCTATCACTTTCAGAGCATCTGAAAATAAAGCTGCGTGGTATGATGAATGAACATGCTGATCATATAGCTTCTGGAGCTTGTAAGAACTTTGATGAGTATCAGAAGATGACTGGCATAATCGAGGGATTAGCCCTTGCAGAACGAGAACTGTTAGATTATATCGAAAGAGTTCTCACAGAATAGGAACTCGACTCCTTAAAGTCGTGCAAAAAAAAATGAGTAAAGCAGAAGTAAAAATACCAGAACCCGAAAGTGTAAAAACTCCTGAAATAGACAAAGACGCTAAGTCTCAATTACCAGAACCTACAGGTTGGAGAATATTAGTAGCTATGCCTAGAGCAGAAGAAAAAACTGATGGAGGTATTGTTAAAGCTACCCAAACTATCAAAGACGAAGAAGTAAGTAATATTTGCGGATACGTTATGAAGTTAGGACCTGAGTGTTACAACGACACCAAAAGATTTCCGAGTGGACCTTGGTGTAAAGTTGGCGATTGGGTAGTGTTTCGTGGTTACTCAGGCACTCGCATGAAAATGTATGGACAAGAGTTTCGCTTAATTAATGACGATACTGTGGAAGCAGTAGTTGATGATCCAACAGGAGTAGTTAGAGCATGAGTGAAACAGAAATCATAAATGAAGAACCAGTAATAGAGGAAAGTGTTAAACAGTCTGAAGAAGATAAATTCTTTGGTAAACAAACACAAATTGATAACACTATACCTGAAGGATTAGAAGTAGAAGTTATTGACGATACTCCACAAGAGGATCGTAGACCAGCAAAAGAAGAGACTACATCTGAAGTACCTGATGTTGATGATGAAACTTTAGATAAAGAAATATCTGATTATAGCGAAAGAGCTGGTAAAAGAATTGCTCAAATTAAATATGAGTATCATGAAGAACGTAGAGCTAAAGAAGCTGCTACAAGAGAATCACAAGAAGCTGTAAAACGCTTACAAACTTTGATGTCAGAAAACCAAAGGCTACAAGCTATGGTAGATCAAGGTGGACAAGTTTTAAATAAACAGGCACATAACAATGCTTTGTGGGCTAAACAAAATGCACAAGAAGCATTTAAAAAAGCTTACGAAGAAGGTAATGCTGAAGAAATGACAAAAGCACAAGAGTTATTGTCAAAAGCTACATTAGCTGAACAACAATCAACTAATATGGCACAAAACCTTCAACAACAAATAGCTCAAAATTTACCACAGCCTGAAATACAAGCTGCTCAACCTGATCCAGATATGCAAGCATGGGCACAAAAAAATCCTTGGTTTATGGGTAGTGAACCTGTACACAAAGAGATGACATCTTATGCAATGTATGTAGATCAAAGCTTACAAGCTAAAGGGATTGACCCTGCTTCTAAGTCACAAGAATATTATGATGAAGTTGATAAAGCTATGCGTAATCAATTTCCAACCTTTTTCGGTGCATCTTTACAAGAAGAGGTAAAAGTACCTCAAGAAGAAGCACCAAAACGACAACCTTCAACAGTTGTTGCATCCGCAACGAGGGATAGCGGTAACAAAAAACCTTCGCAAATACGATTGACTCAGACACAAGTTAAGCTAGCTCGCCAACTTGGAATTAGTCCAGAGCAATACGCAAATCAATTATTAAAGGAGGCTTAAATGTCAGAAGAAAATAATAACACTAATGAAGTGGAGGCAGTTTCTACTGATACTCCTGTAAACCAAGAGCGTACCCCGAGGGGAACAGATAGCCGAGAGGCTACCCAACACACACAAAGTTGGGAAAATGTGTCAAACCTTCCTACACCCAATCCACAAGAAGGCTGGGTATTTAGGTATATCAGAACATCCCTTTTAGGACAGTCTGATAATCCTAATGTATCAAGACGCTTTCGTGAGGGATGGATACCATGTGAATTGCAAGATCATCCTGAGTTGCAAATTCATATGATGGATCATGGCTCAGAGTGGGCAAAAAAAGGTAATGTAGAAATAGGTGGACAATTATTGTGCAAAATGCCAGCAGAAAAAGCGAAAGCCAGAGATGAACACTTTGCTAACTTAGCTAAGTCTCAACTTGAATCTGTTGACAATGTGTACTTTAAAGATCAGGACAATAGAATGGCGACCAAACAAGTGTTTGAGCGTAATTCTAAAACAACTTTTGGTAAAGATTCTTAGGAGTCTTTAATAATTAATTTAATATAAGGAGACAATTATGTCATCTAGTGCAACTCCTCACGGAGCTAGACCTGTTGGAACAATTGTTGGAAGCCCTTATCAAGGAAAAGTTACACATTACAAAATTAAAAATGCGTATGGAACTTCTATATTCTATGGTGATTTTGTAAAGTGGGGTGACGATAACCCTAATACTACTATCCAAAAGGATACTGGTACTACAGCTTGTACACCTATAGGTGTTTTCCTTGGTTGTGCTTACACAGACCCAACTACAGGTCAATTCACACCTAATCAATATTTCCCAGCTTCAACTGCTGCGGATGATATTGTTGCGTATGTTGCTACAGACCCATTCATACTTATGCAAATGCAATGTGATGGTGCAGCTGACCAAGACGACCTTGGTAAGAACTGTGCTGTTGTGCAAACTGCTGGAAGTACAGCAATTGGTACTAGCAAAAATTCGGTTGATATATCTACTGTAGCAACCACTAACACACTACCATTAAAGATCGTTGACTTTGTTGATGGTCCAGATAGTGCAGTTGGTGATTCTTACACAGATGTATTAGTAATGTTTAACGTAGGGCATCAATTGCTCAACACAACAGGTATTGGTTAAGGAGTACAATTATGGCAGCTATATCAAGAGCTAATGAGCTCAAGCAGCTTCTTCCAGGACTTAATGCCCTGTTTGGAGAGGAATACAATAACTACGAGAATGAGCATGAAGAAATTTATGTAACTGAGAATTCTGAAAGATCGTTTGAGGAAGAACTCAAGTTATCAGGTTTCGGAGCTGCTCCAGTAAAAGATGAAGGTTCAGCTATCAATTATGATACTGCACAAGAGTCTTTTGTAGCTCGTTACACACACGAAACAATAGCTATGGGCTATTCAATCACAGAAGAAGCAATGGAGGATAACCTCTATGTTTCTCTCTCTGGTAGATATACTAAAGCTTTGGCTCGTGCAATGGCTTACACAAAACAAGTGAAAGCAGCGTATCCATTAAATAATGGATTCTCTACTACTTTCTCTTCAGGTGATGGTGTTGCTTTATTTAGCACAGCTCACCCACTTGTAAGTGGCGGAACTAACAGCAACAGACCTTCTTCAGGTGCTGACTTAAATGAAACATCTCTTGAAGATGCTATCATTCAAATCGGTAAATATACTGATGAAAGAGGTCTTAAAATTGCAGCTAGACCAAGAAAACTAATAGTACCATCTGATCTTCAGTTTGTTGCTACTAGACTATTGCAAAGTGACTTCAGAGTCGGAACTTCTGATAATGATATCAATGCAATCAAAACTAATGGAGTGATTCCAGAAGGTTATGCAGTTAACCACTATTTAACTGATACTAATGCTTTCTTCATCACTACTGATGTTCCTGATGGCATGAAACATTTCGTCAGAAGTCCTATGACTACATCTATGGATGGTGACTTTGACACTGGTAATGTTAGATACAAAGCTAGAGAAAGATATTCCTTTGGAGTATCTGATCCACTAGGTATCTTTGGATCACCAGGTAGTTCGTAAGAACTTTAAGGGAGGCTCGCAAGGGTCTCCCTTTTTTCCTTCTAGGGTAATTTTTTTCTATCGACTGACCTAGCAGACAAGCCAAGACGATAGATTTTAAGGAGACTTAATTATGGCAAACTCAACTTTTTCAGGACCAGTCAGGTCTGAGAACGGCTTTAAGGTCGTTTCTAAAAATACAAGCACAGGAGCAATATCTACATCCTTTACCCTTGATGGTTCAGGAATGCAAGTAGCACCTGTAGCTTTAGCTGATACTACAGCTATTTCATTAACAGCAGCAACGCATGGTGGCAGAGTATCAGTTGTACCTGCACTAACAGCTAACTGCACATTAACTTTACCCTCACCTTCAGAAGGAGTTTACTTTAAACTTATTTATGGTGGTGCAGCAGAAGAAACTGAAAACTTAATTATTAGCACAGGTTCTAATACTAACTTTTACATTGGTGGTATTATTCATTTAGATTCAAATGCAGATAATGTTTCTGTTTATTCTGATGGTAACTCAAATTCCATTTTGACTTTAACTGATTTTGGTTTATTTGAAGTAAACATTTTGGCTAAAGACTCTACCAATTGGTATATTTGGGGCAATCAAGAAGGTGCAGATGCACCAGCATTCTCTGACGCATAGGAGTAAATTATGGCAGATGCAGTAACTTCACAAACCATCATTGATGGTGAAAGAAACTGTATTATGAAGTTTACCAATGTCAGCGATGGTACTGGCGAATCCGCAGTTGCTAAAGTAGATGTTTCTGCTTTAAATTCTAATGCAGCAGGTGTAGCTTGCTCAGAAGTTAGAGTTATGCGAGTTAGCCATGCTATCGTTGGTATGTCTGTCCAAATGTTTTTTAATGCTACTTCTAATGTTTTACTTATGGAACTTGCAGAAAGTAGTAATGGACATATGGATTTTCAAGACTTTGGTGGTATTCCTAATAATGCAGGAAGTGGTAAAAATGGTGACATTTTATTTACCACAAAAGGTCACAGTTCAGGAGACACTTATTCTATCGTTTTAGAGATGGTAAAAGTGTATTCTGATTAATAGGAATTTATTATGGCTAAAACTAAAAATTATGTAATTTCAGAAACTGGTGAGTTTCCTGCTCAGTACAAAGTTTTACATCTTGATGAAGATGGTATCTACAGACCTGTATTTGGTCCTGATCCTGATCTAGAAGATGCAGAGCGTAAGTGTGCTGAGATGAACGGAGAGAGAGCTAGGAATGATAAAGGGCAATTAGTTGCTGACGATCCTTCTACTCCTGATGTTAATGAAGCTTATGTTGGTGGTAAAGCACCAAAGAAAAAGGCTACTAAAAAAGCACCAGCAAAGAAAGCTACAGCTAAAAAGAAAACTACTAAGAAAAAGTAGTATTATTTATATTTATAATACTCTGGTAAAACGGAGTATTATATTTATCTAATTTATACAAGGAGACAAAATGGCAGGTAAAAAAACTAAATACATGGCTGGTGGTGGAAAAAACACTAAGTACATGGCTGGCGGTGGAAAAAATTCAAAATACATGGCTGCTGGCGGTATGAAAACTGAAGTTGGTAAAGAAGCTAAAGTTGAACAATACAGAGATTATGTTAAAAGAATGTTTGGTGGTGGAGATACAAAAATGACTACTAAAGGTTCTTCTGCTGGTGGTCGTAGAGATAAAAGATCATAAACCAGTAAATAATGTCTAGAGCAACAAAAGATTCCAGATTAAAAAGAGCTGGAGTTTCTGGATACAATAAACCTAAAAGAACACCTAATCATCCTAAAAAGTCACATATAGTTGTGGCAAAAGAGGGTGATAAGGTTAAAACTATACGTTTTGGAGAACAAGGTGCAAGCACAGCAGGTAAACCTAAGAAAGGTGAATCTGCTCGCATGAAAGCCAAACGTAAATCTTTTAAAGCTAGGCACAGAAAAAATATTAATAAAGGTAAGATGTCAGCAGCTTATTGGGCAAATAAAGTAAAATGGTAATTAGCAGAAGTAATATGAAAAACCAAATTCTTAAAGCTCCGTCTTCTAAGAAAAAGGTATCAAAAACAAAATCTGGTATAACTATAACTAGAATTAAAAAGGATAAATAATGGCAACGAGTGGTACTCATACATTTACTTTAGACATAAGCGATATTATGGAAGAAGCTTATGATATAGCGGGAGTTGAATTACGCTCTGGCTATAGCTATATGAGTGCTAAACGTGCTTTAAATTTAGTTTTTCTAGAATGGCAAAACAAAGGATTAAATCTTTGGACTGTTGAACAAGGCACAGTTAGTTTAACTTCTGGTACAAATACATATAGCTTAGATAGTTCAGCTATTGAAGTTATTGATGCTTTTATTAGAACTGATGCTGGCAATGTAGATAAACAGTTTGATCAAAGGTTAAATAGAATATCTAGAACTGAATACAATCATCAAGCTAATAAATTAAATAAAGCTAAACCAACACAGTTTTTTGTAGATAAAAATACAGGAACTTTACAAATTGTTTTGTGGTCAACACCAGATGACGCAGACACATATACTTTGGTTTATGACTATATACAAAAAATAGAAGATGTAGGAACAGTAGCTACAAATAATGCTGATGTTCCGTCAAGATATTTACCATGCTTGTCATATGCTTTGGCATACTCTTTAGCTAGTAAAAATCCTGAATCTGCACAAAGAATACCTTTTATAAAACAAAGATATGATGAACTTTGGAATGAAGTTAGTGATGCAGATAGAGAAAGAGCACCTGTAAAATTTGTTCCTGATTTAGCTACATATAGATAATGGCATACGCAAGAGGTAAAAAAGCATTAGGTCAATGTGACAGATGTGGCTTTACATATAAGTTAAATGAACTCCAATATGAAATATTTGATAGCAAACGAAATGGGTTGCGGGTTTGTTATGAATGTTTAGATGAAGATCAACCACAATTAAAACTTGGAGAACTAAATATAGTTGATCCACAAAATTTATATAATCCTAGAGTAGACACAGGGGAAAAAGAATCAACCACTTATTATGCTTTTGATCCTGTAGGAGGAGGTGTAACTGAGTTTGGTTCAAGTACAATGGGTTTGGATATCACAGCAGAGTTAGGTAAAGTTAAGGTAGTAATAACATGAGTTGGACATTTACAACATTAAAAACAGCTATACAAGATTATACTCAAAATACTGAGTCTACTTTTGTTACAAATTTACCTACATTAATAGTACAAGCAGAAAACAGAATAGTTAAATCTGTTGAACTACCTAACTTTAGAAAAAATGTAACTGGTACATTAACTTCTAGTAGTCCTTATTTATCGACACCAATAGATTATTTATATCCTTTTTCTTTGGCTGTTTTAGATAATAGTAGTAATTATGAATATTTATTAAATAAAGATGTAAGTTTTATAAGACAATCTTTTCCATCTGCAAGCACTACAGGAACTCCTAAGTTTTATGCACAGTTTGATGATGATACTTTTATCATAGCACCAACACCTGATTCTAATTACACAGTTGAGTTGCACTATTTTTATATACCTACATCCATAACCACTTCATCAGATGGAACATCATGGTTAGGTACAAATGCCACAGAAGCTTTGCTTTATGCTAGTTTAGTAGAAGCTTATACTTTTATGAAAGGCGAACCTGATATTTTATCTAACTATGAAAAAAGATTTCAAGAAGCATTACAAAGACTAACACTTGAATCAGATGGTTATAATCGTAAAGATGCTTTTAGAGATGGACAAAGGAAAGTAAATGTTTAGTGTTGATATTGAATCAACTATTGGGCAGGTTGCTGTACAAACTACACAAAACAAAGGCTTGAGTCCTGAGTATTGGACTGAAAGAATTTTAGAAAGATTAGTGTCAGTAAGCGATAATGCTGATCCTATGGTAAAAGCACAAGCAGATGCTTTTAAAGATCAAATAGAAAAAGTTATATTAATTTACATGAAACAAGCTATTTTAAGTGACAGATCAACTGTAGCAGGTATGCTAGAGAAACAAGGTCATAAAGAAATGGCAGATATTATAAGGAGACTATAATGGCTATATCACAAGCAATGTGTACTTCTTTCAAGAAAGAGCTCTTGGAAGGTGTTCATAATTTTAAAAACTCAGGCGGAAGCACATTTAATTTAGCACTATATACAAGTAGTGCTAGTTTAGGTGCTGGTACAACTGCTTACACTACTTCTAACGAAGCTAGTGGAACTAACTACACAGCTAAAGGTGCTTCTTTAACAAGAGTAGACCCTACTACTTCTGGAACTACAGCATTTACTGACTTTTCAGATTTAACTTTTAGCTCTGCTACTATTACTGCTAATGGTGCATTAATATTTAATGACTCAGCTTCTGGCGATCCAGCAGTATGTGTACTAGCATTTGGAGGAGATAAAACTTCTACAAATGGTGATTTTACAATTCAATTTCCAACAGCAGACGCATCAAACGCAATTATTAGAATAGCTTAGTTTTAAATGGCTAATATTACAGGCTGGGGTCGAGGTACTTGGGGCGAAGCCACTTGGGGTGAAGCTGCTCCAATTTTAGTTACAGGAGTAGCTGGAACAACAGCATTAGGCTCTGAGACTGTAATAGCAAAAGCATTAGTAGCTGTATCAGGTAATGCTGGTGTATCTGCATTAGGCAACACAGTTGTTGAAGGAGATGCAGTTCAAGGAGTATCTGCGGTAACATCAACATCTGGACTTGGTGATGAAAGTGTTGTTTGTACTGCAAACATAGCTGTAACAGGAAATGCTGGAACTACGGCATTAGGTTCAGAAACTGTTATAGCAGAAGCAAATACATCTGTAACAGGAAACGCAGCTACGACAGAAGAAGGCACAGTAATTGTACAAGCTATAGCAGTAGTAGGTGTAAGTGCAGTTGCTTCAACATTAGAACTAGGTGATGAAGTTGTTATATGTGAAAATAATTTAGATGTTACAGGACTATCAGGTACTGGTGGAATAGGTGATGTTACCAGTATAAGCAAAGCTGTTGTGGCTGTAACAAATGTAACAGGAACTGGTTTTGTGAATGGAGTAAATGTTTGGGGTCTAGTTGATGATAGTCAAACAGCAAACTATTCAGAAGTATCTACAACACAAACACCTAATTATAGTGAAGTTTCAACAACGCAAACTCCTGATTGGGAAGAAATTGCAGCTTAATTATTATATAATTTTTAGAGGAAAATAAATGGCAAGCACATACGTAAATAACTTAAGACTCAACGAAATGGCGACAGGTGATGCGTCAGGAACTTGGGGTACAGTTACAAATACAAATTTAGAGTTGATTGGTGAAGCATTTGGTTACAATACGCAAGATTGCTTTAGTTCTGACGCAGACGCTACTACAACTGTAGCAGACGGAGCTACTGATCCAGCTAGAGCCTTCTATTTTAAGGTTACTTCATCAGCTACTTTAAGTGCTACAAGAACACTTACTATTGCCCCTAATACTGTATCCAGGGTAATGGTTATTGAGAACGCAACTACAGGTTCGCAATCTATTAACATTTCTCAAGGTTCAGGTGCTAACGTAACAATAACTACAGGGCAAGTTAGAGTTGTATACCTAGATGGTGCTGGTTCAGGTGCTGCGGTAGTAGACTCGTTTACAGATTTAGGTTTGTCAGGAACAACCACAACAGCTGCACTAACTGTTAGTGGAAACTTATCCGTAGACGGCGGAACAATCAAACTAGACGGAAACTATCCTACTGGCACAGGTAACGTAGCTTTGGGTGATACTGCACTAGGTGATGGGTCGTTGAGTGGTGCT